CCTATTAGTGTTCTTATACCATCATAATTAAGGCACATCCATATTATATAGCAGCATCCTAAATAGCTTTTACCACCGCCTGCAGCGCCTCCATACAGCACCTCTGTAGTAGTGCTATCAGTAAGGTATCTGAGGGCGTCGCCCTGCTTAGGCGTTAGGCTCGCTATCTTCATCTATTACTAATTTAATACTAACAGGCTTATCACCTCCTGTATGCTCTAGCTCTTGGCGCTCTACATAGCCTCGTTTTTTGCCTTTAGTTTTCAAGTAGAATATAGTAGCTGCTGTGCTGCCATCCTGCACCTGCTCAAATAGCTTACTCTCTACAAAATCTAAAGCTACATCCTGTATATCCTTTGCGCTATTAGCAAAATCATCATCATCCTCTAGCCACCTGTAATACGTAGCCCTGCTAACATCAACCTGCTTACAGGCTGTAGTAACAACGCCTAGATTCTTTTCTAACGCCTTTAATAATGTTTCCTTTTTATTGTGTTTCATTTGTCTTATTTTTTACCTTTAAATGATGCTAAAGGGTAAAATACTAAGCTATTTCTGTATCCTCCCTCTTTAGTAGGCACAATAGGCGTAACACCATGTACGTTTCTCCATGCAGGGTATACTAGCATACTATTATCACTACTATCCATTGTAGCACCATAATCAGGCACATGTAAATTACCTCCTGTAGCATCTTGCTTTTTAGTAATGATAACATTTACGCAGCCTTTAATATTAGCTGTATCTCTATGAAATGGCGCAGGTATATTGTAATTATTAATGCTACTAGTGAAACATTTACCTAGCCTATACTTTTTTGGTACATATTCCTCTATTAGCTTTACCTGTTTTTCATACTGCTCAGGTAGTATCTCTTTTAGTATAGCCTCAGCCTCTCTGCATGCTCCTAGCATAGCCTTAATAAATATTCTAGCGCTTTTCGTATTGTGTACGCTTGATATACTAGGGTATGGCCTCCTTAGGTGTGGTTTAGGCGGTACGCTGCCTATAATCGTACTGTACTGCTCAACGCCACTAGCTCTAGCCATAATACTCTTAGGCACTCTATCTGTTCTAAACTCACTATTAGCTATCTCTATAAATTTCTTTAACTTACCCTCTATTTTAGTAATAAAAAAACCTACAGGCTCACCCTCAAACATAAATATACAATCCTCTGTAATATTAGGCTCAAATGCTTCACAAACATCACCTACCTTTATATTATGCTCTACATCTACTAAATCTACTATTTTCATAATTCTGCTTTTTTACGTTCTTCTTTAAGGCACTCTAATATCATGCCGCCTACATAAGCGCCACTATCAACCCAAAATTTATATAACTCTTTAGCCTCCTCATAATGCTCTGCTTCAAAAGGTATCTGTAAGGCTCTCCTAACATCACCCTCCATACTATCTAGCTCATCCTCAAAATCCTCATCATCTAGTATAGAGTAATCTACATCCTCTCTAAACATATCACTAGGTAAATCCATACCCCAATCATCTAGCGCTTCAAAGTCGTATTCATTGCCAAGTATATCCCAATCCCATTCACCATAACTAACGTTATCTTTAATAACAAAAGCCTTTTTTTCATCCTCGTTTAACTCATCTGCTATTATAATAGGTATCTCTTTTAGCCCTGCTTCAATACAGGCCTTATACCTCATATTGCCGCCTAGTATTACCATATCCTCATCTACTACTATAGGGCGTAGCTGTAACATACTAGGTAAATCCTCAATACTCTTTACTAGCTTTTTAAATTTTATATTCTTTATTAATCTAGGATTATCAGCATTAGGCTGTATCTTATTAATAGCTACTAATTGTGGTTTCATACATTTTGTTTATTAAATTACTATCTTCTTTCTTTAGCTTGTTTAGTTCAAATTGCAAATGATGTATAGCCTTTTGTATATCTTGCTCTACAGGATTGTTTGGCTTTTTACCACTACGTAATAAGTACGTTACTGCTGTGCCTACGTTATACGTTAGCTCATAATCCTCAATAACATCATGCGCCTTAATTTTTTGAAATTTACCAATGTAATACGTGGGTACTTTGCTTTTCTTTGCCATTTTAAGACGTTTTAAGACGTTTTTTATTAGTTTTGATGTTATCACTTAACGCTAGTTTTTTTATTGCGTTAAACACAACGCTGAGGCATGATGTACAGTTTGTCGTTGTTTTATATGTAGTTCCATACAGGAGGTTGTAAAATTCTATCAAATCTGTTTTAACCTTTATGCTAGGTGCTGCTCCATCCTTACAAAGTTTGTAAAGTTTCCTAGCTTTTGTTTGATGTTTTTTTTCTATTGCTACCATTTGTCTTTAGGGCATTTTTCTGTTTTCCATGCGGCCTTTGTTTCTATAGGGCATCCGCATACATTACATTCTTTATCTTCATTCATTTCAGGGCATCTGCTACAGATGTAAACCCTATCATAATATACATCTGTACTTACATTCTCTAAACCCCCTAGTATTCTTTTACTAACAGCCTTAAAGTAGTTATAACTCTGTACCATCAAATTCGGCTTGCTCATCTCTTATAAGTTTTATTATTCCAAAACATTTTTTATCATTCTCATATACTATATCTATATCATCTAGCTCCATAGTATCTAAATCCAAAACATACTCTAAATCACCTAATTCGTTATACACCTCTATTACAGGAATATCGTAATCTATTAATTCTGCCAAATCTTTATAAATCATTATTAATCTCTTTTATTCTTTTAGCAACATATTTCTTTACTGACTTAATAGTATAATATATACTTATTCTACTAATACCTGTTTTCTTAGCTAAAGATGTATATGTATATTTTTTAACGTTCTCATCACCTAGCACATATAACCTAAATAGCTCTCTATCATACCAATAGAGTTCATTTAGTATAGAGTTTATAATATCAGCGTTTGTAGTTAGTTCATCCTCAGTAATATATAAGTTAGATGGGCTTTGTTTTTCATGCTTCCATTGAAAATTAACCGCCTCGTAAATCTTATTATATACGTAGTAGTATTGTGAGTTTTTGCTGTAGTAGGATAACTTACACATTCTGTTAAAGTACCTGTGTAAATCACCTGAGTCTATAAGGGCTTTGAGTTTGCCTTTATCCATTAGTAGTAATTGCTCAAATACTACCTGAGTTAAATCATCTAAATCTTTAGCAGGTATAAAATTTGCTGCTATTTTCTTTAGTTCAATACACATCTTATTAGTAAGCACGATGCAATTATAATAAAAAAGCCCACTATTTCTAGTGAGCCATTAAAAACTTATTAACATTACCCTGTTAGCTTATTATGTTTTTTACCTTTTGTTTATACATGTCAATCAGGTAAATCATGTCTGCCTTACTAACTTTTTCAGTACGCTTACTCAATTGTATTACCTCCTCTATTTTATCTTCACCATATTCGCCTACTAGCCTGCGGTAGAATTTAAGTTGTTCTCCTTGATTAAACATATTACATTTAACACATTGAGGCTTACAATTCATATCATTCCATCTAGTACTAGTGTGCCTCCTAGATTGAAAATGTCCGTTCTGCATCTCCTTTACAGGTTTTTTTACATAACAGGTGTAACATTCTACTAGGCCATTATCATCAGAATTTACCCACCTTATATATTGACTATAGTATTTATCTAGCTCCTTTTTTAGGGCTGCGTGTGTTTTTCCTTTTTTCATAATCCTTTATCCTTTTATCTAGCCTGTACTCAAAATACAGATGCAATAGCGTATACCCTATCATCATTAATAGTATTATAATATATAGATATTTCATTTTGATAATTGATTAATCCAATGCTTTAATTTACCTATAGCATGATTTGTCCAAGTAGTATTAAAGGTTTCTATCAAATCTAAGGTAGGTATTTCTACCATAACAACCTTATCATACGTACATTCACCATACTCATCTACTATCATGCTAATCTTAACCTGCATGTGTGTTGTGTTGCCATCAACAGCAATTGATTCTATTTGAGAAACAGCAGCGAATATATGTTCGCTCTCTTTACTTGTTTTACTTAATTTAGTCATTTTATCTGTTTTGCTTTAGTAATAGTTAGTGCTATATGTTTTTGTGTATCCTTGTATTGCTGAAATTCGGTTATTTGATTTTGTTGCCTCCTTAGCATAGATGCCTTTTTGTATTGCTTTAGCCATACGCTCCATGTACGCACATTTAAGAAACAACTAGTACCCGCATCACCATCTCTAATACCCCTACTAAAAGCAAATGCAACTTCCTCTAGTTCTAGCCTACCATAGCCTACAGCTAAATCCTCGACTAGTAAAGTACCCATTAGCGTAATAGTTTCGGCTGTAGGTTTTTGGCCTAGTTCTAGGTAGCATTTACTAAGCAAATCAATACAATCTATATTAAACTGCTTTCTATGATTACTGTAAAGGTACCATATCTGTTTTGATTTATTCTTCATCCTTTCTCCTTTTAGTCCAATTATGTTTTACTCTTTTCTTTTGAGCTAATTTTTGCCTATCTGTTCTCTCAGTAGGCTTCCATCCTGTATATAGTTCATACATAGATTTAGTAACAAATTTTTTATCCTTACTCATTATTTATCATGTTTCTAGCTTCTTGCCAACTATCAAAAATAGCAGGCTTTTCAGTGTA